TTCCTCCCATGAACTGAGGCTTGCCCACCTCAAGCTTCTTGTACTGGGGCTGGCGCAGGGCACAGACGACGTAGCGCAGGGCGTCGAGGGCGTGGTCGTTCACCTTCTCCGGCTCGTCCACGTTCACGCTGTGCCCGCCCCGATCCCGCGTCTTCCAGACGTAGGACTCAAACTCGGTGAGGGTGTTGGCACAGTTAGGAGAGACCGTCAGGCGGGGCCGACCGTCACCGGCGGTGGCGATGTAGTTCTGCACTTCCCGGATTCCCTCAAGCACTTTCGAGTAGTGCTCCTTGACGGGCAATCCCGCTTTCCGCAAGGCCCCCACCAAACCAGGAGCGGAGCGATCCACGTACACCGCCTCAAACGGGTAGCGCTCTTTCAGGGCGGCGGCGGCTTTCACCTGCGCTTCCTGAAGCTGCTGTCTCTGATACCACTCATCGGCCACATGCAGCCGCCCGTCCCCGTCTACCCCTACCACCAAGAGCACGGCAGGGTTGGTAAAGCCCTCGTCCACACCCAAGAACCAGCGCTGCATCTCGGACGGGTTCCGATCCCTTACATGAAGCTCGCGGTTGAACAGGTGGTAGACCAGGCCCTCGAAGGAGACGAACTCGGCGTTCAACTCCTGGTCGGCGAAGAGGCCGGAGTAGGCATCCTGTAGCGAAAGGACAAACTCCTTCGCCAGGTAGGGGTTGTCCATCGTCTTCGAACGGAAGACCGTCATCTGGTCGAGCTTGTAGTAGAGCCAGTTACGGCCCTTGGGCGTAGAAGTCACCCAACAAGGCCCGGCTTTCCCATCAGCACGCAGACGCCCAATCACGATGTCCCAGGTGAACGGGTCGCACATAGCGGCCTCATCAATCCAGGCCCAGTGGATGTTCGGGCCTCGAAGCCGGTCAGGGTTCTCCGCCGAGCGGAATAGAATCTCCGCATTCCCCGGAAGACTGATCTTCATCTCCGTGCGGTTGAGTTGCGCCGGAGGGCCGATCAAGTCCATGAACGTCTTCATCGTGGCATCGCGGAGCATGGGGTAGGTGTTGCCGCACCAGACGGGCTTGCCGTTGCGCCGGACGTAGATGATGCCGTTGGGAACCTGAACGCAGTGAACTCGCCCGGTGTAGTGTTCCTTGTGCCAGTGTTCAGGGTTCGGTGACGGGTTGTTCTTCTTGGCGGTGCGGATGCAGACGTAGTACATGCCGCGATTGTGCTGAGACAGATTCGCGGAGTAACCGGCCTTGAAAGCTATCTCTTGGAGGTCGTCGGCCAGTTGCTTAGAGGCCGTCCACATCTGGATCTGGTCGTGCTTACCCTTCTTCGAGTGGCCGTCACCGGCGATGTAGCCCTTGAGGAAAGCCCGCAGATAGGAGGCAGGGGCGGCTTTGATCCAGTAGGGCACAGCCTTTGTGCGTGCCTTTCCGTACCGGACGAACATCTTGGCGATTTCTTTGCCGTAGACCGTGTAGTTGAAGCCGCCGCCCGTGCGAGCGTCCTTGGAGAACTTAGGAAAGTTACGGGCCATGAGGTCGTCGGTGTACTCGCAGAACTTCTTCTGGGTGACGACGACCCGATTCTTTCTCTTGCTCGACTCGGCATAGCCCTCGGCAAACCAGAAGCCAAGGAACTCGTACCAGTCCTCAGTCTCGCAGATAGGCTCGGTCTCCCACTCGGCTGTCTTGGCGAAGCGGTAATCCCACTTGCCGTAGATTTCCTCAGCCGTTCTGATCCCGAAGCCGTTGTGCTTGAACGATACCCAGCAGCGGTGGTTGGGTGTTACCGCCAGGTCTATTTCTTGCGAGGAGACGTAAAGTAACTCGCCATCGTAGGGAAAGTCAAAGACCTGGAGCGGTGCCTGGTACTCAAGCGTCTTCCCATTCTTCAGGGTAGCAACCCGGTCGTCGCTTTGGAGGTTGGGAAACAGCACCCACCCCCGCTTCTCCGTCAGAACTTCCGTGCTTGGGTGGTAGCACGGGGCAACCACAAGCCCCGTCGTGCGTGGTTGGCAGTGCATCCCGGCCTTTATAGCACCGGCATAGGTCTTGCCTGACCCAATTCCACCGATGTAGGCAGTAAACCTGTCCCGACACTCTATGAATCTCGCCTGTACATCATGGACTTCTAACTGAGGCAAGGCTGCACCGCCGCGATTCGCCCCTTAGCAATCTCTAGGTACTCCGGCTCCAACTCGATGCCCACGAAGCGGAACCCCTCCAGCACTGCCGCCTTGCCAGTGGAGCCGCTGCCAGCGAACGGGTCGAGCACCACACCACCGGGAGGCGTCACCAGGCGGCACAGGTAGCGCATGAGCGCGGTGGGCTTGACCGTGGGATGGTGGTTGCGGCGCGGCTGCGCTGGGCGGTGCCCCTTCGTAATGTCCCACTCGTAATTGTCGTCGTCGAAGTTGCCCACCTTCCGCAACTCCATCCCGTCCAGCCCCTCGTCGCGGTCGGCCTTGCTCGCCTTCGCGCAGTAGAAGAAGCGGGCGGCAGAGCCGGAGTCATCAAAGCCGCCTATGTAGTCACGGTCTGCGCCTGGACCGCCCAGGATGCCACCAGAGCGCCCCTTGACCTGAATGCGCTGTCTCGCGCTCACCGTCTCTGGCATCAGCGCCAGCACTTCCTCGCTGCCGTCGTGGATTAGATTACTAGGCCATCTTCCGACGGAAGACGCTACGAAACCATCATGCTCATAGTTGTCACCGCAAAAGCCACTGCTGCCCTTGCGGCCACCACCGTGCCCGTCCGCCGTCCCGATTCGGCACCCGTCTACATTGATCGCCCCCGTGCCCCAGGCCAGGACGTTGGCGGCGACGGTGCCTTGGAGCGGCTTACGGGCGACGATGATGGGCTCCCACGCAGGCTTGAGCGCCGTGCCCCAGCCTTGCCAGTCGCCCGTGAGGTTGTGAGACTTGGGGAACCCGCTCCCGTACACCCACATAACGGTATCGCGTATCTCCCAGCCCGCGTCCTCGATGGCACAGGCCAGCCGGTGAAACGTGCGGGTGCCCCCGAAGGCGAGCAGGTGAGCGCCAGGCTTGGCAACGCGAAGGGCCTCAGCCCAGAACGCCACATCCGGTATGCCGTGATCCCAGTTCTTCCCCATGAAGTTCAGGCCGTAAGGCGGGTCAGTGACTATGGCGTCAATGCTGGCCTCTTCCAGGTTCCCCAGCACCTCTAAGCAGTCACCCTGTATCAGCCGAACTTTGTCTATCACTACCCTCGACTTTTTCGTTTTTTCTACAGCGGAATGGCAATTGTTCGTGCTGCATTTCTCTATGGAGAAAAAGAGAATTACCCTGGAGAAACCGATAGATAGAGGAAGAGAAAAGAGAGAAATCTCCGTTTCTCTTTTCTCTTCTCTCTATAGGGGAAGAGAAAAGAGAAAATTGACATAACCATAGAAAATCGGGCTTCGGAGGGGTGATTTGGGGGAGTTGAGAGGGAGGGGTGATTTCTCCATTGAGGCGAAAGGTTAGGGGAGGCGAGGGGAAATTGGGTTTGAGAAAGTGGGGTAGGTGCCATATTGTCGTGGTGGGGTGGTGGCTTTGGGGATGGTGGGGTATGGCTACTGGCGTGGTCGTGCAGTGCTTGTCGCTCGCTACGCTCGCAGCCCATGCCACCCTCCTACGCCGCACCACTGCCGCACCACCCTCTGGGCACTCCCGCCAGGTCAGTCGCACCCTCATCCCCCAGCCTTCCCTCCTCCCACCCCCACCGTCCTAGCGCGTCTAGCGCGCCGCTGTAGCGCGTTCTGTCTCTCGCATGACCCAACATACTGGGGGGCACGCACAACGCGCTTGCAGTGGCTGCTAGGGGCCTTCTCGACGATCCTGGGCCTGGCGACTGGGGCGCAAGCACACGCAACTAGGGCTCAGAGCCTAGGACTTAAGATAATATGGATTATCATAAGTCCCATGACACGCCGCCGATACGCTCCAGCAATGCCGCTGGTAGGCAGCACCTCGGAGGTGGTCAGCCGGCGTCGTCGTCGTCAGACTCTTGCACATGATCGTTGTCAGGAGGGAGGAGACGGGCGGAGCCGTCTACCAGCTGGGTGGGGTCGTCGCGGCGAACAATCACGAAAGAGAGGGCAGCAGAGTCGCCTGCGCCTAACTCAACCGTCTGCGTGGGCTTCCCCAGCGTATAGGCGAGCACGACCTCCGCCGCCTTCACGCTTGGCCGCTTGGCAGTCGCCATACGGATGAGCGAACGGAAGATGGCAGTCACGTCCTCTTCACTCACGGTGCGCAGGGCAGCCGCTAGCAGTCGCGCCTGATCCTTAGGCCTCCCGCTCGGGTTGCCAGACTGACCTGGCCGCCACTGATGCGGCGCTAGGTGCGCTGCCGGACTGATGGCCGGACTGCTACCAGTCCCTTCCTTCGCGTCGCTAATATCCACCCCTCCCCCAAGCATCTCGCGTAAACTCGCGCTACATTGCGTCCCGTGAAGCTACATGAAGCATGGTGCGGTTTGGCGCTTGCCAGTGTCCCACGCTGCCTGCCAGCGGTGTTGACTTATAGCACTGCTAGCCCTATCATGTGGCCATACCTGAGACACACGCCGGCCATCTAACCTAGCAGGAGGCACACAGTGAACGCAGACAGAACCGCCGAGACGCTTGCCGACATACTCGGCAACAGTGGCCAGGAAGACGAGTGGACGAGCCCCGCAGACGGATATGTTGACTACTACGCGCTCATTGTCCAGCCAGGACTGGGAAGCTTCATAGTCCATGAAGACAACTACGGCGCGTTCACCTATGACAAGCTGGCCAGCGCCAGGGCCGCGCGAAGGGAATGGCGCACACTAGTGGAATCGCTTGACGCCGAATGGGCAGACAGCGAATGGACCGAAGAGCGTTAGCAGTCGGTCACTGGAGCCAACCCGTTTGGCTCCAGGAGCGGACCGCTAACCTAACCTAGCAGGAGGCACACAATGGCAACGCTCAAGTGGCTCAAGAGTCGGACCTTCCCGATAAGCGCGGACGATGCACGCATAGTGCTAGGTCGGCTCGACCTTCCCCCGGCCACGGGGGTTCGGTTCGGCTATGGTAATGGGGAGGTGTGGGCCGCTACGGACGCCGAACCGGAGGCGGACGGCGCCGTTTATAACCTAGTCCACACCTACCCAACCGACCGTTGCCCAGTGCACGGAAGGGTATCGGCTCATTACTACGACGCCTATCGGCGTTAGCAGTCGGTCACTGGGATCAAGGCGACTTGATCCCAGGAACGGGCCGCTAACCTAACCTAGCAGGAGGCACACCATGCGCACCTATCATGTAGCAGTATCGGGGCCGGGATCGGATTGTCACATGGGTGGGAAAGATAGCCTAACGCTACACGCCCGCCGCGACCGTGACTGTCTACCCTGCGAGATCTGGACGTACTACGGGGAGCGGGAGACCACGAAAGCGCGACTGTACCAGAACCGCGCTGGCATACTAGCGATGATCAACCGGGAGCA